TCAAACAGGGCTATCATCCTGCATCAGATCGATGATGGTATGCGTTACCACTCCTCCAACCTCAACGTCGTCGAGAGCCTCTCCCTCGATCGCCTCACCGTCAGCCGTTATAAGCGCCCTTCCCATGAGCTTTGCAAACTCAGCACGCCCGTCATATCGAACCAGTACCGTATCTCCCTGCTGCGGCCGCCGGGACACGTCGACGACTGCGTAGCCGTCGCTGGTTTCAACTACACGCGTATTGGCGCCAAGGCTGCACAGACTGGTAATGCTGATCCTGCGCTCGATGTAGTCAGTCGCGGGGGACGGAAATCCCATATCACAGCCCTCTGTTCGGGTTGTAGAGCTGGAACGTCCTGTCGTCGCCTTCCTGGGTGGATACGTCTTTGAATGTCGTCACGTAGCCCTCTATCCACTGATTGGCCTGCCGTGGCGACCAGTGCCAGTTATACCGCTCCAACTCCTGCAGGAATCGTCTGGTGGTGATGGTGCGCCTGCCGTTGGGCTCGATGACTATCGCCGCCCGGCAGGCTGTTTCAATTTCGTAAAGGCGTGGCATGATTTTAACCTCTCAATGATACTGTTTTTATATACAGTAGTTTTATCAAGGGTTCAGATCAAGCGAGGTTGCGGCTATCAATTTTCGCGACAGCCGCAAGTTATTGCTACGACAACGCATTAAACTGAGACACTAATTCTGTATCGACTAACGTCACAGGGTAATAAACAAGGCGCTTGAGATAAGCATTGGAAACCGCGGCAGGTGTCGTTCTTGCTCGGCCAATCATAAGCCGGTTCAGCTGTGTTGAGACCAGCGGCGCACCGCTGTATTTGTTGATGCCATCAAATACACGCATATCGTCGTTGATAAACGAACTGATGAAGGCCTGATGGCCGTTTCTCACTTGCCCTAAACGTTTAACTTCCACGGTTATCTCTGAACTACCGACAATTTTAGCTGCTGCAGTCAGGTTCTGATTGGTGATGCTGTTACTGATGCGACGGTTCATAAAGTTCACATACTCAGCCACAGAATCATTGTCAAGGCAGACAATGGCTTGCCCGGCATTATAAACCCCGCTCATCGCCTGCAGGCTGGCGGGCATGTTGTAATCAGCAAAAATAGCGCCGCGATCTGTAGCCATAAAATCCAGGTCCTGGCGAACAGTGCAAACTTCGTCCGGGCGCGTCACTGCGACTCCTGACGTTGGAATGTATGGTGTCACTCCATCCCAGTTTTCAATCTGCGCCCCCCAAATGTAAATACCTTTCCCCGTGCCGGTATATGCCGGCAAGGCAGCTGCTGATGTCACATCATTGATCAACGCCAGAGTAAACTGTGGAGAAGCAGCTACAGTAGGAGTTATCGTTATGCTGATGCGATACCAGCCATTTTTAAATTTCCTGACGCTGGTCTGCAGGATACCTGTAGAGCTGCGTGTACGAACACCATTTACCAGGTCAAAGTTTGCATACTGAGGGGTTGCAACAGCGCCCTGGGCCACGAGCTGAATAATGCTGGCAGTATTGGCCTTCGCATAAATACTAAACGTTACCGGGGAGCCTGTCGTTGCCGCTGGCGTGGCATTTTCGAGCATTGAGTGAATGAGGTCACTGCTATCCGTCGTCTCATTGAATGGCGATGCTGTCGGGTTTCCGTCTGGTGCCGTGGTTTTCGCCGCCACGGTAGAAACGTTCGTTTTTGTCCAGGTAGACCCGGAAAAGTTTTCGCTGTTTGCCACCTGATTGGTTGTTCCCGCAGCAACGCGCAGCCCCAGACACTCACCAGTAATCGGGTCATATTCGATCGCAGCTTCACCGGACGCCAGATACTCTATCAGGCCGCTTTTGTTCACTCGGGTGGTTTCTGATGCGCGAGTAAAGGTTACCACGTCAGCCAGACGGCGGGAGCGAATTGCATTACCCGTTGTTCTGCCGAGGGCAATATACAGCTCCTTCTCAAAATCCAGGTATAACGATGCAAGCTTTGGCATCGGGGCCTGCGGGGAAGGAAGTGCGGCAGCATCGCCCTGATAAGTTTTATTGCTTTTAATTTGAGTCGCCATTGTCAGATTCCTGGATTGTTCAGAGTGGTGACGCGGGTTTGTGCGCCGGTCAGATTAAGCGTGTTCTGTGCATTGCCAACGCAGTGGTTAAACGAAATATCAACGTCGGTCAGTGCGCCAGTGGCATTAACCGGATATTGCTGAGTGGGTGTAGCCTGGATGTCTCGAATTTTATTGCCACTGAACGAGCTGAGTTTTACCTCTGATGCCAGGTTAATTCCGTTTCCGGCAGCGGTCAGGCCGTTATTCCAGAAGCGGTTATTAATTACGTCCATATTGATGGCTGTGCCGTCTTCCAGATGGAAACCATGGCGACCGTTTCGATAAACGTCATTCCCCTGGATAAACATGCTGCGGACTTCTTGCCCTGGAGCTTTAAAGTTGATCCCGTCTTCTCCGTTATCACGGATGGTATTGCCATCGATCTGGTATTCGCCGTCACGCTGCTCTGTCGTGCTGTTGTAATAGACGCCATGTTTAGCATTTTTGGCGATAATATTTCCCTGCAAGCGACCGCGCGAACCGGGGTATGCCAGTACGGTTCCTGGACTGATAACGACACCATAATTATTTTCGGAGAAGTTATTTCCGATCATAATCATGCCGTCCACACCGCAATCCCCCATCCCGCCGTTATTACCTGTGCAGGTATTCCCCATAATGATTGTGTGTTCAGAGCTGTACGGTGCGTTGGTACCATGCTGTTTCTCAAGAAAGATGCCGAAGTTCTTACCGTTACGGCAGAAGTTACCAGCAACATACAGCGGCTCGCTCTGCGTACCGCCAGCCCCTAATCCGAGACCAGATGCCCCCGCAGGGTTATCGTTACCCGACGGTGCCAGCCGACCGAAATTCTCCACCACGCATTCAGTAATCGCGGAATCGCGAGCAAAGTCGATGCCGATACCCGTCGCACCAGAGTTTCTCACCCGCAAGCGGTGCAGGTGGCCGCGGCGATAGAAGTTAAAATACAGGCCCTTGGTCCTGGGGAGATACCCCTCATCCGGCAACACCTGGTCCTGACAATCCACCTCAAAATCGGAATACACAAAATCCGTCAATTCCGGGACGGGATTTGTCGGTGATGTGGTGAACTGGAGCGCCGAATATGAGCCATACGGCATCAGGATTGTTTTGCCGGTACCTGCCCCAATAATTGACACGTTGGGCGCGGGCGTGAGGAAGGAACTCAGCCGGTATACTCCTGGCGGCAAGTAAATCACACCACCATACGGATTGCGGGCCATATCCCGGATTGCGCGCTGAATCACCTGTCGTGCATCTTCCTGGCTGTTCGGGTCCCAGCCATAGTCCTTGATACTGGTGAGAAACCGGCCATCTGCCTGCTGCTGCACGCGGCGGGACAGGCCATTAAGCATATTGTTAACGGATGTCGGAAGACCCGGGAGATTAAGACCGCCCAACTCATCAATATAGCCATATGCAGCCTTATCAGCGGAGCTCAGCGTATTGAGAAATGGTCCCGGGACAGGATGAACCTGCGCCAGCAGATCCTGCAGCGTAAAATCAGTGAGAGGGATGCGGATCTTACCTTCCGCATCAGTGATGATAAGCTGCACCCCGTCTCTATCTGTAGCTGAATGAAGATTTGAGGTGTTGTCTTTCCAGCTTCGCGATGCCATTTCCTGAAGACTTTCATTCATTCCGGAGAAGAATTTCTCTCCGGATTCAGTCTCCAACTCAGTTGTGATTCCGTCTGAGGTAATGGATTTTGATAAGTTACTGTCATCATTTTTATCAATGGACTCACTGATGGTGACATCAACATACCCCTGAGATGGCATTACCCTGCCGGTGGCTTCCAGCGTACCGCCATTGTTGATGTACTCGTCTGCCAGCGAAGCATCACCAGCATTTCGCACCCACGTTACGGCACCTACCGGTATTTTGCCGTCATTGGCGTCCGCCTGCGCTTCGGCCAGGGTGGTAAACGGCAGGCCAAGAATGGTGATACTGTCCTGAGTTTCTTTGAGAGCCTCGGCATTCTTATTTAAAATGCCCTTCCACGAAACATTTACTCGCTTTCCTCGATCGAGCCAACTTTCACTATCAGTATTTAAAGCGATATCTAAATTTTCTACGTTCTCTTTAAGAACGCTAAATCCTGCTGTGCCCAAGGGGGGGGTTAATTCAGACATTAAGTTGCCCTCACTTTTCTTTGGGTGTGCTTATCACCAGAAAAGATAAATTATTTTCAGAAAAAGACTGACAATCTAAATTTAAAATACAAAGAGCGTTAGCTCGGTAGATATCAACCTATGGGCTAATTGTTCAGTTTGCGATTTTTTGCCATAAAGTCGTTCGGTGCTGGTCGTTGATGGTTTCTGTTTGCCCCAGGCAGCGCCAGGTCCCGGATAATGCGACGGTTGCATGACCACCATCGGCAGTTGACGGGAAAAGAGCGCCACCGTTTACAGTGTCGGTATAATTCACCGCACCGTCGTACCAGGCCAGTGCACAGGCCCCGATTTCATCAATAAACGGAGGGTTGTCTCTGGTAGCCATTGCGCCCAGGCCGAGATTAGATCGAGCCGCAACCTTATCAGGCAGATCATTCAGGTTTTGGCCTTTCTGCATTGCGCCAGTAATGCGAGAATCGTCCCCCGCAGCCACCGTACCCGCTGTATTCCCTACCGCTCGTGTAGCAGATTCACCCAGACCAAGATTAGCCCTTGCCGTGGATTTATCGCCAAGGTCACTGAGGTTCAGTGACTTTTTAAGATAGTCGCTAATAGTGAATAATTTATTTAAGGCCTCTAATACCTGCGCTGAGTTTTCGGGGTCTAATTCAATTCCTGCCCCTTCGACAACATTTACAAGTTCTGTTTGAATTGCATTGAACCATGCTGCAACCAACCTTGTAGGAGGGATGCCACCTGATATTTTTCCATCAGTGAAAAGGCCATCCAGAGCCGTAGATTCTACATCACTAATTTTTAGCATACTAAAACACCTGTGATTGTTGATATATTATATTTACACTTAATATTCCGGCCATACACTATTCATCAAAACATCAAATAAAGATTGATATTCTGGCGTATTAATCTCCGCCTCAAAGCCATAAACAAATATAATGTTTATATGTGATGGTGCGATTTTTGTTATCGCACATTCAAATTGTTTATCTCCCCATGAACCGAGTGGATCACCACAATAAGTGCTACCTGAATATGCGTATCTGATTGTTGTTCCGGGAACGTTAATTTGCCATGTGAAAGGCCATTCATCGCCATTTATCGCATCTCCACACACCGACATTCCACACATTGCAGGTCGAAATTGAGTGATGTATATGGTGTACCCTAACGCTGCCGCGACACTGATGTAGTAATTGCGGTTTAACCCACCGGTACTGATTAGCTTTGAAACAACAGCTCTCTGGCGAGCACCAATGCTATCCATTTCGCCAATAGCACAATCGTCAGGCAAGCCGAGTGTGCGCTCCCATTCGTAAAGCATCATCAGTGCCGTTGAAGGAAAGCCACCTGATAATAACGCCAATGACTCAGTGTCAGAACGTGCGAATGAATGTGCAAGAGACCTGACCGTCGCGTGCTGTGTACTTTCAACATCACGGGGCCATGCAAGGCCGGTGGGCAACAATGAAACCAGGGCACGAGCATAGTCATCAACAGAGTAAAGGCTCATGTGAAATCAACCTCCCCCAGCAATGGCAGTTCACCCGTCCCTAAAATGATGTTCTGGGAGGGTGATTCCAGCACATATCCCGTCGTACCGGCGACCTGACTGATCGCGCCATTAATATCGGAGAGATAAATTTTTCCTGACCCATCCGGCGTTCCGTTGTCAAAAAATAGCAAATTAATGGCGTCTTTTATTGCCTGCACTGTATCGCTGTCTGCGTCCGGGATCCCGGAGATGGTGAAGTCGACAACTTTTTCTATTGGAGAGCAGACGTAAATAATCGCGGTATCAGCCTGGAGAGGGTAAATATAATCCGCCACCCTTCCCTGATCGCCGGTCGCTTTTATCGCCCCCCAGTCTTCAAGCGATGAAACGCCATCGGTCCCGACCGGGAAACCGTTATTCGTCGTGTCATTGCCATCGCACATAATATAAATAACGACGGTCCCCGCCCCCATCCCGCGCCGCTTTACCCATGCACGGGTTACGCCAGAGATTTCCAGCGCCCATTTTTTATAATCGGCGTCACTCCCACCCTGAGGCGGGTTCTGGTATGCCTGCAGCCCGCGCTGTCGGAAATCCTCTTCATTCTCGATGTCGGCCCCGCCGGTTGCCGGCTCGATCAGCGTCAGCGTATTATCGATACCTGACACGTTGGCATCCAGCGTCAGCAATGTGCCGGCATCAGCGTTTCCTGCGCTTCCGCCGCCGCTTACGTCGTCAGAAATATCGGGCAAGACAGCCGTGACAGCAGTGGTTCCGCTTTTCCCGGCGGATATGGTCAGCCCTGAATCAGTGACATACTGATAACCGTCGGCCCGGTTCAGAACAGTACCCGCAGGAAGAACAGCCCCGGCAGTTCCCGTGGCCTTTACTACCGGTGACCGGGAGGCTGTGGCCGCTTTTCGATAGATCTGTTTAAGAGCCATCCAGCCCGCCAGCCATTCACCGGTAGAGGTAAAAGGGTTCGTTTGCAGGGCAATATAATCCAGGTAGGCATAATGCAGGTGCGACATGCCGGCATCCATGTCCGCGACGACTTTCAGGTTTCCGAAGCGAAGCAAGGCTCCGACATTTTTAAGCTCCGCCTGCATAAACTGCCGGTTTTCTTCGCGCAGCTCACTCAGCGTTTTTCGTTTAAACGGCATTATTTATTTGCTCCCAGATCCAGAAAAATGCGCTCTCCTGCCAGTCTCCAGCCGGCGGCAGATAACGAATAATCAGGTTGAGCCTGTTCGGCATGACGATCTGTGTTGTGCAGCTGATATCACTGACGACACCATCACCTTTCAGCCAGTCAAGGGCCTCTTTTGCGTACTCTTCTGCCCGTATGGCAACATTGGTCGTCAGTTTTTCTCGACGCAGTAACCATAGCCGGCTACCCAGTTGCGTATCGGCGTCTGAGTCCCCCCACCAGCCGCGGCGATCACTACCGTCATAAGCGTCGTCCGAGCGGGCAAGGCGATCGGTGAACAGACTGAGGATGATTGCAGTTTGCAGGTCGTTGCCGGTTTCCAGCGCGCCGGGATCGGTACGCCAGTCAGCATGAAGCGCATCAACATTCCAGAATGATGAAATATCACTCATACCTGTTCCCCCGGTTTCTCGCTGGTTACGGCGTCGTTACCTTGTTCAACCCCTTTCACTTCGTGGTCGTGCTCGTTATATGCGTCCCGTAGCTGTTTCAGCGTTTTGTCGTTGGTTTCGCAGTTATCGATAACGTCACCGGTGACCAGTAATTTAGGCGTAATGAGCTTCACCTGCTCTGTCGCGGTAGCAGTCAGATTTTTTGCGTTATTGACGGTGACGTCCTGGCCTTTTGCATCGATGCTGATACCGCCCTCCGTCAACTGGATGTACAGACCCCACTGGTTGTACATTACCGTTTCGCCGGGACTCAGATCTGAATGGCGGTACCCCTGATGGTTGGTCGCGATGACTACCGGATTCGAACGATCACCTCCCAGGAACGCCAGCACGACATCGGTACCAACGGGAAGCCCGGAGGAAAACCCAAATTCGGCCAGCCGGTGGGCGCTGGCGACCTCGAGCGGGGTCTGATACTGCACGGACTGGGTTCCACCATCGTCCTGCATCGCAGTAACTCGGCCCACGCCCAGCATGCTGGCAATACGGTTTGCAATATGTCGAAACTGGTTCATTGGCTGAATCCTGCTATCTGCTGGTAAAACGCATAAGGTTGCACTGCAAACGCCTCTGGCGGCATCAGCGTCAACCTGGCATGCGTACCATCGTTGTCCCGCATAAACGTGACTTCGGCTATCAGCAATTCAGTATCCGGTAACCTGAGCGTGGGGAGATTAACGGGGATCAGCGTATTTGGCTCCCACAGCTTCCCTGCCCTATCCCGCCAGCTGTCTACTGTGACGCTTAGCTGCTTTGAGCGGCCGTACCGGCGGTTCATCTCCCAGTCGATGGCGCGCTGCGCCTGCTGCGACGCCATCAGCGTGCTTTCAACGATAACGATGCGTTTGCGGTATCGCATGCTGGCCGCTTCGGGGTCCCTGGCAGTCGCCAGCGTCACCGAATCATAGGCCGTATCAGGAGAAAATCCGGCGATCGGCGACACGCTCATCGAAACGCCGACATAATCAGAGAATCGTTCCGACATATCGGCGCGGTAGTACGCCTGCTCAACGTTCTCCCCTTCTGACACTCCGCTGGCCGCCCGCCGGGTTCCTGTGCGGGTAAGCAGCAGGTTACCGTCGGGCAAATCGTAATAAAGTAGTGCCGACCACCTGGATACTCGCTCGATGATTTCCTGTGGCGATTCCCCCCAGTTAATCGTGAACTGGGGCACCTCCACCAAATCTTCGACATCGGATGAAACTTTAATGTCGTACCATGAAGCCAGGCGGGAAGCGATATCCAGCGCATTGCTTCGGTTGATGACGTTGTTGGGCCACTCGGCAGAACAGTCCACCAGATCCTGACATTTGCTGCGACCATTCGCCTGTACCTCATGCCTGGCACGCGTGATGGCGGGCTCCCAGCTGTCGATGTATCCCGTCAGCACCAGATCATTACCGATACGCACGTCGCAGGACTGCCCCTCCTGGACTAACTGCTTCTCACTGGTGCCGGGGTAATAATCCATCAGCCCCAGACTGAAATCGGACGGAAAGCGCTCAATACTTCGCGTCACGCGAACCGAATCCCAGCCCTCTATTTTTTTGTCGCCGACTGTCAGCGTTACTACATCCTGATCGCTCATTGTCGTAACACCCTCATCGAAACAGGCATAAACGCCGGGTGCGGTACGTCTGATTCCTGAATCAGCTCATCAGCGCGCCCGACATCCTGATATAGTCGGTTAGCCAGCGTCAGCGCGGGGAGTGGCTGCGCAGAATTGAACTGCATGAGCTCGCTCAAACTGGCGGAAAGCGCCGACATGGTGTCAAGAAATGACGATCTGACCAGCAGTAATGAACTGTAGAGTTCATCGTCGGCGCGGTCACCTGTCGCCAGTAGGGCAGCATCCAGTTGGTCTGAAACCCGGCGAGTTATCTGCTCTGCTTCGTTACGACTCGTCGGGTTTGATTCAGCGGCCGCTGCCGCCATTGCTCCGCTGCACAGAACAATGATGAGAACATTGACGCTTTCCGCTATATCCGCGCCAGCTGACGACTGCTGATATTCTGAACTGGTGGCGCTGGCCAACTTTTCCAGCGCAGTTATCCGCTCATTAACACCACCGGTGCAGTTGAGGATCGCGTTGATAACGTCAGCAGTGCGCTGCACAAACTCGTCAACCGTGGCAGAGCTGTTCAGGCCGGTGACGGTATCAAAAATCCCCTGACGGTCCATGATGGCGCTGGCTGATACCTGCGCGGAAAGTGATTCAAAATCATCGGTGTCATCAGCATAGATACTACCGTTAACCCCTGATGAGCTGCCGCCCACCTCCCCCTTGCTATAGCGCCCGTAGCGCTGATTACCGAACGTTGATTTGAGAACGTTGCTGACATTCGTCACTTCATTGGTGGTGCTCTCCACCATGTTCGACCAGAAAGCAATCGTGCTCTTGATGGTTTTGATCGCCTGCGTCACGCCGCGGATTTCACCTTTAATCCGTGCGATGGTACTGAATACGGTGGTGCTGACCAGCTTCAGGTAATTTGTGCGAACGGTTTTCCCTGCCGAACTGCTGCCGGTAACCGCAAAAACCTTAAGCCCGGACTCGATAGCCATCAGCGTGAATTCAAAGACACGACCGGCATCTGCAGAACCGGAAAGCCGAAGCCCGTTCTCGGGTATAGCCACCGTCATTTCACCCAGGGTCGGGTGAATCAATGTGCCTGCGCCCTTCTCTTCACATGCAGTGATGAGCGCCTGACGCTGGGTAATAACATCCCCACCGCCATAGATCTGACTGTCCTGAATGAGGAAGCCACGAATAACAATCCGACGGACACCGCGCCCCATATCCTCTATCCAGGCGGTGTCGCGATAAGGGTATTCGTGCACCGCCTGGCGGCGGCCGTGGCTTCCCTCCTCAGCGATCACAGCAAACGGAACACCTCTGAAGCTCGAGGGGCGCAACTTACTCTGCCAGTCATCACTGGCGTCGCCGCCCATCAGCGACGAAATCGCATCCTGAATAATCGGCATTGAAAACTCCGGATATAAAAAACCGCCAGCATTGTGGCGGTTTGCGGTGATAGATATCTTTACTGAAACTAACGCTGCGGAAAGAAGGAGAAGCCATCAGGCGACTTGGCAACTATTATAGTGCTACCATCTGTCGTTATTATCTCCGCTGTTTTCTCGGATAAGTACATAACTGCAGAAATGTTAATCCCATGCCCTTCGAGATAATCATGAGCCACATTCGTTGTGTTGTAACACAAAGAATCACTGACATAAAAACCATGGTAGCTTTGTTTACATTTATCCAATTCTGAGAATTCATTTTTGAACAGAACGAAAACTCCGACAAATACAACAAAGATACAGCCAGTGACAAACCTTGCTACGCTCCGTTTTCTGCTCTTTTCTTTTCCAAAAGACATAATCAGGCAGATAACGAGCAAGACCAACAAGACAAGAATACCTTGATAAACACTCACACCAACCAACCTTTTTAATTAATACCCGGGGGTTGATAGTTTGCCTCGCCATGCAAACTTTGTCATCCACCACTAATAGCTCATAGGTAGCGTTATCCGCCCACCATTCTGACTTTCAAAAACCTTCCGATCCCCCTTCTCACTGACCATGGTAATTTCGAGTTTCAGCTTGTTATCCTCCATGGCACTTTTGAATGATTTGGTAATGTCGTTCACAGATACGGGACCTGTATTCTGCGCGGATTGAATAATGCTGCCAGATGGGGCTGCTCCTGCATCGCCGTTTATAATATTCTGGTAATGACCCAAAACTGCACCAGGATAAGCTGCATTCTCCCGCCCCCAGCGACGTTTATCATAGCCACCATTGTAGTAGCGTAACGCTAACGGGATGTTACCACCTGCATTTCGCATATTTTCCGCCATAATCTGTGCGCCAGCATAAATATTCTGCCGGGGATCGGTCCAATCTGTAATCCCGGTGGACTTAAAATTCGAGGGCATAATCTGCATAAGCCCACGAGCTCCAGCTCGACTAATAGCATATGGGTCGCCTGCAGATTCCTGCTTCATTATGGCTTTCAACAGACGAGGATCAACGCCGTACTTGCTACCGGCCTCACTGAGTAGATCATCATACTGGCTGGTATTGTCGTTATGGCGATAAGGTATCCTTTCATTACCGGGCACCTTTTGCGGCGTAATCACCGACATATCACCACGCAAACGCTCTGCCGCATCCGTCGCCCCATATTCTGCATCATAGCGTTTACGGACGGCATCGGTCATAAACCCGGCATCGACCGCCCCACGTTCACTACGACTCAGTTTATTATAAAGGTCTTTATTGCCCTGGATGCGGCGTAGCTTTTCAGCCTCATCGGTATTAATAAAGCCCACAGCGTGAGACAGAGCAGTAAAATCACCATTGGTGAGCAAATCAGTAACGCCTTCCAGTCCGTTCTTAACGGAACCATCGGACATGACAAATTTCAGAACTTTTTTTTCTGCCTTGTTGATTAAGCCATCCCAAGCGGCCCCCAGTTCACTCATCGTCACGTTGACATCTGAAAGCTGTTTATTCAGCCCGGGATCAACGGTCAGGCCAAACTCATCTGCTTTCGCCAGGAGTTTTTTATAATTCGCGCCTTCACGCATCAGTGTCAGAAGTTCTGGCGTCAGCCCCAGCCCGTCAGCAACGGATTTTTGCTGGTCAGGTCGCAGGGTCGGGAAAATTTTAGCAATCGACTCCAGTGTTTTGAGGGTATTTACTGAGCCGTCACTGTTCTTTTCGATCTGCGCACCAATTTGTGCCATAGCGGCCATAACACCTGCATTCTTACCGCTGGCTGCCTCATTAAATGCTTTGAAAATACCCTCAATTGATGAGGCTGCACTTTCACTGTCCGCCCCAAGAATACGCATCGCGCCTGCCAGTTGCGTAAAGTCCCGGACGCTCATAGCGGTGTTCTGCGCGTGGGTATCGAGGTTGTAAGCCTCTTTTGCCGCGTCCCTGAAACCGTCGGCAACCTTTTTTATACCGTATCCGACAACGCCGGCCGCGCCAAAGGTAGCCATTTTACCTGCCAGCTCACCGACGATCTTCAGTGGAGGAATGATATCTCCGATGAACTGGACGTTATCCCGTGCACTACGGGCCATTTTATCCAGCCGACCGCCGACATCATCCAGACTATCAACCGTCTCATCACCGCCGAGATTAAGCTTTTCCTGCGTCTCATCCAGGTGAGGGAGCAGGTTTTTAATGGCCTCGTTGATTTCATCAATGGTGGCGCTGACCCTGTCGTCCGCAATCAGCTCGAAATCGAATGCATTACTCATCGTCCTGATCTCCGGACTTCAGTTTATTAATTCGTTTGGCCTGCGCCACCCACCAGAGCAGCCGTTTCTGGGTCATACCCCACGCTCGTTCGTCACTCCATCCGAAATAGAAGGTGACGTCCGCCGCCACCTCCTGCCACGCGGTCAGGGCTTCCAGTTCAAAAAACCGAGCAGATACTCCTTACATTTGCAAAAATCCACATAATCCATCGGTGCCAGTATGCTTTCCCGGGTATCTGTCACCAGGGCGATCAGCAAGCGCATTGCAGCAATCGAAGTGGAGGACTCCTGTTTTTCGTAGAACTTCTCAACCTGAGTCAGTGTGGGGGCCTTCAGATCCAGCTGCTCATAGCGTATTTTTTGTGCGGCATCGTCCAGGGGGACGGTCAGAATAATGGTCTTCGTACGTTCTAATTCAGCCATAGATTAATTCTCCGTCACTTCGCGGCCTTCCCAGCGGACATCGAACACCGCGTCTTCGCTTTCCACTTCCTGAACGTTAACCGTCCAGAGCGCGCGACCAATAATCGTTTTCCCGTTCGCCAGTTCGGCGATCACGTTAACGTTGGTCTGCCCGTTAAAATCCCGAACACTGGTGCCGCCGCTGTCACGCAGGCGAGCTGAAATGTACCCGGCAACCGGTTTTTCCTTATAACCATGCACACCATCCATACCCGTCAGCGTCGAGCGGTTAACGGTGGACGGCTGGTATTTAAAGGAACCTTCCACCATGACTGAAACACCGTCCACGGTGACGTAGGCGGTACCGGCCAGGCGGTTTGAGGTATCAGCCATGATTTATGCTCCTGTATCTGTTGACTGCGCCTGCAGGCGGAACTGGTTAAGCAGCGCAAAAATACGCAGCTGATTGATGAGCGTTCCCGGCCACAGCACGTCAACGCGGTTAGGATTTGAGGCGTTTTGTTCAACGATAATGTTTTTCGCGAACGCGTCAGCATCCTGGGCGTAACCGTTAAACACCAGCGTCTGGTATTCAGCGATCTGGTCAGCTTTGATGATGTTGGGCGTCACAATGGGCTGACCCGGTGCAAAACGGGTCCCGTCAGCAGCCAGTTTCATGCGCCCGAACTTGCTGGTCACCGCTGTGCGGAGATAGCGGGTCACAAACATCAGGCTGAACAACGTTTCCACCTGCAGATAGCTGTCGTCTTCATCACCGTAACTGTTTTTCTGGTAGGTGGTGATGATGTTTTCCACGTTGACCGTTCCGTCGTCGGCGACGGTATACGTTGAAATGCCGCTGTACAGCAGGTTGTTACGCTCGGTTAGTTCAAAGCGGTCCTGCAGATCTGGCGCCAGCACGCCATAAACCGGCAGGCTCTGCAGCGGGCGGCCCGGATCATTACGCAGGCTCGGGGCAATGGCGCCGGTCAGCGCGGCAGACCAGATATAACGAGGCGTCGGAGAGCGATACACGCCCAGCAGCGTTTCATGCTGGTTATTTCTGGCCTCGCCTTTTGTGCCCAGTTCAGCATAAGTTCCCGACGTCGTGCCGAAAGCATGCCCGTACAGCTGTTTATCCCACGCCCAGCGGCCGGAAGCATCGTTCAGAAACGCCTTCATGGCATCAAGAGAGGCCGTATCGTCGTACGGGTTGATGATGAAATCGAACGTTTTATCCTGCAGATTGCCGAGTGCATCCACAAAATCCGGCGCGCCGGCGCCGCCTGCCATTGAGGTAATGGTCAGGGTGAGACCTGCAGGCGTCGATTCCCCGCCCTGCGTTCCCAGATAGTTGAGACGAATATCAATCCCGTTACCCAGAAGCCCCGCATTTTTAGCCGTCATCTCGACCGTATCGGTCGCGTCTGATTTAACAGCTGCTGTAACCGGGAGGTCAGTTTTTTTGGCGATGGCGGCGACCAGTGCCGTAGCGATTTGCGCCGGCGTATCGGTTGCCAGCACGGTGAGCTGCACGCGGGTCCCGGCGAGGTAGAGAGAGATTACGCCCGTCTCAGACGCCTGTGACGCAACCTTGATACTCCCCTTCGCGGCCACCATTGACCCGGAGTTGTCCGCCAGCGGCAAGATCCAGATTTCAGCGGCCGTGTCATTCTTCTGATAGGCAGTCATCATGCCATGCAGTTGTGACCCCTTACCGGTCAGCTCTCCCACGCCATTCGGCGAGGAGACTTTGACGGGGATATTGACCTGCGTCGAACCAGCGGCCAGCATCTGTCCAATCAGCAAGGTTCGTTGCGTCGCCGTCGCCGTATTGGCCATGGAGTTGTCGAACTCGACGTAAAACAACGGCGTCCGGAGGTTACCGGGTACGCGAGAAAACGGAACGGTCATTTAAGCGTCCTCTTTTTTAGCGGTGCTCTTCACACCTTTTTCCAGCACCAGGCTGACGTCGCCATCCTTCAACCGACGGCGCCAGAACGTATTATCAGGCACCTCTGCGCCATCTGCGGGCAAAGGTTCGCCCCTGACGGGGCAGCGAACACTGAGCCCGTCCTTTGGTTTTACAAACATGGATTACTCCTGCAGGTTAATACTGACGCCCGGGCGCGGTGTGCCATCCGGCATTTTGACAGCGATATCGATCCCCTCCAGAGGTGGCGGGTTGATGGGATAGAAATCTTCCGGCCCCTGATAATGTTCGATATCGATTTCGAACAGCAGCTGGCCCAGATGGGCTTCCCCCTCGCCGTCAACGTTAATCGTCGAACGGATTTCCGCGTACTTCTGGATTTTTCGGGTGAGCTCGTAGCTGTTGATGACCGCCCTTTCCACCTGCTCGCGCAGATCCTCCAGAGCCTCCTCGGCCCGCATGGCGCCGTCATCATCGGTTTCCCCGTCATATTCCTGGACGCGGCCAGTGATGCGAACGGTGGTCACCGTAGTAAACGCCGGCGTATTCCGCCCCTGCGCCTTTTTATGATCAAACGGTGTCTGGACCAGCAGCGCCGGATAGAGCGTTGCCGAGGTTGGCCAGTCCCGCGGCGAATAAACGCGGTTACCAGCATCGGTGTGACCGACCAACGCCGTCACCACCATTTTGCGAATAGCTGATGCATTCATCGTGTTTTCACCACGTTAAGAACAAGGCGGGATCCGCCATGGCTGTCAGGCTCGACATTTGACACCACGAATAACTGATTAATGACGTGGCCGCCGACGGTTTTAATAAACACCCGGTCCGATACTTCAGGCTGAGGTTTACCAAACTGGCGGAACTCGGCATCACGTACGCCGAGCATCGGACTGGAGGTATTGATCACTGAATCCCCGTCGAGGTTTTCAGCAGCCTGGGCATACCCACGGTCAAAAATGCCGTTAATTATGAAAGGAGCACCGTCTTTGGGACGGTACTCGTGTTCATCGCCGAAGACGCCATGTAGCGGACTCAACAGGTGTAAATCCCAGTCCACTCCCATCGCGCTTACTCCGTAGTAATTTTCACGCCACGCGCAGCAGATAACGCACGCTGCCGAAGAACCTGAACATCGGCGATCACACCTGCAGCCAGCAGACGTTCTGCGTCCTTACCGGAGACCGGAATACGCAGATTTTCGCGGTAAATCTCGCCGTCATGGCGAATGCAGTTACCCTTCAGAACTACGTATTCAGGGGCAGCGGTTTCATCTTCATCGCCATCCGCATCCTCTACTGAATCACCGTCTGTTTCGTCATGCTGTTGGTTATCCTCAACGATGCCGCCTGCATTCAGATCGTCAACATTCAGGACTTCTTCGGCGGTGCCTTCCGCATTCAGGTCATCCACCGACCCGGTTTTGATTGTTTTAGCCATATCAGACCACCGTTGCGCAGAGGGATGCGTTTACCCGGCTCGGAATAACCAGCGGGGAGGATTGCATCAGGATAAGGCGTTGTGCCGGATCTTCTTTCACCCAGGACTTGGGCGCATAGGCTAGCGGGCCGTAGTTGAATGCCGGGTCCAGAATGACGCCAAAGGCGCGGGTACCCATCAGGTCCGCACCGCTCATGATGACTGCACCATCAGGGATCATCGGCTTCTCGACATTATCGAGCGGGTCAATAAACCAGTCGTTATACAACCAGAGGTCAAAGTTACCCCAGCGGCCTTTATAGATAGCCCCCTTCATCACCTGCGGGCCCGCATTAATCTGGTTACCAAACGGGCTCAGCGCCGGGAATGTGATGGCGTTATCCTTAATGGTGGTATCGAGTCGGAATGCACGCCACGACTTATTCGTGAAGACCAGGTCAGTGGCGACAGAACCGGACTCTTTCAGGAAAGTGGTCTGCCAGACTTCGATATCATCAGAAGGTTGAGTATTGGTCGCGCCGGCGGCAACAGTCAGCGGCCATTTGTCCGAACCGCTCAGGGTGATGGTCAGGTCGGAAGCACGACCAAAATCCACCACTTTAGTTTCGTAACCTTCCCCGGTGACCGTGACGGTCCCGGACACCAGCGCGCTGGCCGCCATCCACTCCAGGCGACGGTTGATCATGTCGATCTGGTCAGTCATTTCAAACTGCAGATTTAACATTTCACGTTCGGCGGCAGTGTATTCGCCACCAATTCGCTCGCCAATCTGACGACGAATCGGTTTACGCAGATCAGGGGCGCGCTTGTCTTTGATGTACGCAGGTTTGAAGGTATTGGTCTGGTATTTACGGGACTCGACCAGCTTGCCCTCCACCAGCGGAGAGACAAACGGCGCCATACGACGCAGGCCGACATCAACATCAATCGCCACTTCTTCAGTCTCGTAGGTCACGACATTCGGGAAGAAGCGATCCAGTAACCAGTTCTGACTGGTTTTCAGGTTAGGAACGACCTGTACCAGCACGCTGGTATCAAAAATATTTTCCATATTCAGTCTCTTGATAATGCCAGCTGCACGCTGGCAAAAATTGGAGTGAGTCAGCCCCTGCCGGTTAAAGCATTGGGTCAGAGGTAAGAGGGTTAAATCAGGAAGCGGCTACAGGGGCCTGAGTGCTGTCTTTCAGGAAAATAGCCAGCGGGCGCAGCGCCGCTTTCATTGCCGCCAGAGTCCATGATGCATCAATAATGATATGGTTCTGGTTGAACTCGCCCATCAGATAGAGTCCGCCATTCTGATCGGCTGACGAGGCTTCGACATTATCAACAAGAATTGCCACAGGCGTTTCACTGCCATCTTCAGCCGTTTTCACACAAGCAGTGTATTTGCCGCTGGCGGTCACCATCCCCAGTACGGTTCCACGCTTATAGGTCCCACCGGTGATAATGCCGGTATCAGTAACTACCTGAAGCGTCCCGGCGATGAGCTGGTCCGGCATAAATAAGGCACTTTTCATACCCGGAGCAAACTGATTCTGACCATACTGATCCATTATTTCTCTCCTTTGGTGGAGTTGTAGAGACTGGTCATTTTGTTCACCAGCGTCGCTTTACCGCCAGATGGTTTATCCCCATCCAGCCCAAGCCGGACATTCTCGCTTTCCTGCATGCGCTGATCGAGAGAGCGCTTGCGCGTCGCCTGGGGTTGAGTGGCTGGCGCGGTAGATGCCAGGACGTCGATAGCGGCGGCAGCGCTCATCCCTGTGTTGAATGCGAGTGAAGCGGCCAGTGACGGATTGGCCGCGGCATGCTTACTGCCGAAGATGCGGGCGCAACGTTTACGCTCAGCAATGCGGGCACTTTTGGCCGCCTTGCCTTCTTTGCGGTCGTCGTCATCGTCGGAATCATCCTCTTCGGAAGCGTCCGGATCGTCGTCATCATCTTCCGCATCGTCGTCGCGTTCGTCTTCTTCAGCGTCGTCGTCACGCTCATCGTCTTCCGCATCATCATCGCGCTCGTCTTCTTCCGCACGACGGGCTTTCGCCTTTTTGGACTTTTTATCGTCTTCCTCTTCGGAAGCCGACGCGCCAAATCCGATAAGGTGGGCAAAACTAAACGGTTTCTTTGCCATTTCAGGCTCCTGTTTTTTCAAGTAAATGTCTGAACGCAGCATCCGGAGGGCATACCTCATCAGCCAGTCCAAGCTCCACACCATCAGCAGCCATAAAACAGGCAGCCTGAGTACTTTTAATCACCTTTGCGCTAATCCCCCGATTTCTGGCGACGGTATTCACAAACAATTCCCCCATCGCGTTAATGTCCTGCTGGATAGCATTGAACGCTTCTTCAGAGAGTTCGCGTAATGGCGAGCCTTCTGCTTTACGACTACCGAAAGTAATGATCGTCACTTTCAGACCGTCATCTTTAATTCGCTGCGTCCAGTCCAGATGCATGGTGATAACACCGACGGAACCAACACCGCCGGTCCGGGGAACGGAAATACGGTCAGCAGCGCTGGCAATCGCATACGCCGCGGAATACGCATTTTCGGTCAGAATGGCATGGATAGGTTTCATGCCCCGGGCGTTGTAGATTTCATCCACGAGATCAAAACACCCGGCCACTTCACCGCCGGGCGAATCAATATCAAGGCAGATGCCGTTAACTTCAGGGTCCGCCAGCGCGGTCAGAAATGACTGGCGGATGCCGTCATAACCGGTCATGCCGCTATACGGTCGCAGACTTCCCAGTTTTTGAACCAACGTACCGCAGATGGGGATCACGGCGACCCCGGCCACGTTGTCATATCCGGGGTCGCGTTTTGACTCCCGACCACGTTTGTCGTCGTAGCCGTACCAGTCATCGTCTTCCATCGCCAGAGAGGATTCGATTCTGCTGATGCCAAACCGGTCCATAACCGCGGCCATGATGACCTCGGCTTTATTCGGATGAAGGGCCAGCGGCGTATTAAACAGACGTTGCGCCAGATGAGGTAGATTCACTTTTCCTCCGGATCTTTGATTGTCTCGCTGGCGAACTTGTCCGCCTGCGCCCAACTGGGTAATGGGAGACCGCGTTTCAGGCAGGACTCAATTTCCAGTTGCCGTTGGTCAAGCACCTCTTCCCAGTCCTCGCCGACGTTTTCCCCCACTTCAATTTCGAGTGTGGAAAGCCCCGCATCCAGACCAAGAATGGCGCCTTTTTTCTCTGCAACCGGATCCACCCAGCCGCGGCCAGGCCCCATCCAGCGAGCGCGGGAATAGGCGGCGCGGGCCTCTACAAAGTCAGGCGCACCCGACGGCAGAGGCAGGTTCTCGTTATCATGAACTTCTTCTGCAAACGCAGTCAGGACAGGCTGCGCGGTCCCCATTGAAAAATCATCACGACGTCGGGTCAGTGTCTTCCAGGCTTCAAGCAATGAAGATCGCGCGGAGCTGTAGTTAACATCTGACCAGTCCTGAGTGACCTGTTGCGGGGAAAGCCCTGTGCCGGACGAGAAATTACGCAGCACAGCCGATTCGAACACCTCAAAGTTGCTGTAAGGGCGGGCGGCATTAACCGTTGTGATTTTTTCACCAGGGTAAAGAATCGGCATCCTGGCGCCATTTTGCAGGGTCAGTCGGCGGTCATTGTGAAATTCCACGCGGCCGTCCTGATAGGCTCCCAGACTGGTGTCATCGAAGCTTTCCCCCATCGCAGCCTGAACCATTTCGGAATCGTACGGTGACTCAATGTAGGCAGCGAAAATGGCGTTCAGAATAGCGGCCTCCAGCTCGCTCTGGTCATATTTCACCAGCATTTTCAGACGCTGAATGACCGGCGTCAGGATGCCATTGCCGCGGTGTTGAGCACCCCGCTCATGGTCGAAATCATGGACGACATGCGGACGCCCCCAGGAGGTTTCACGGGGTATACGTCGCCATGTCATAGTTTTGGCACCGCTCCACCAGTCGCCGATATGCGCCTCACGGATGTGATAAGCAACCGGCGCGCCGTCCGCATCAATCTCCACGCCACCGCGAATATTCGGCATATCGAAATTCTGCTGTGGGTTACTGAGTCTGTCAGGATCAACGACCTGAACTGTGGTGGCATACCGTCCCCTGCCCCGCCCCAACCGGTCAGGCCGGTACTGGAGGACCATCAGCGCATCCCCGTCAATCAGCTTGTGGCGAAAGGCCAGGCGCAACATCTGCGGCACAGTCAGCTTGCGTTCAACATCGCAGTACCGCCCCGTGTCATATGCCCAGGTGCGCCAGTGCGCCTCCAGCGCTTTGCCGTACTCTTCAGCCCATGTTGAATCGAAGGATTTATTACCGGTGACCATACGCAGCACCCGGTAATCGGGTTTCATGATGGGCCTGAAATTGGCGCCGACAGCGTTATCCAGAAGACGGGTTACGGCGCCGTTCGCCCACCCGTCATTACGGACCAGGTCACGGGCACGCGAAACAATGCGATCGCGATAAATGTTGATTTCGTTGTCCGGCGACCATAGCGCTGGTTGCCAGTTCGCCAGCTGATCACTAAACGAATCGGCGGCGTCATAAGGTACCCGGCTGCCGCCCGTCAGCATGCTGGGCCGCGGTGCGCGATACGGGGTACCATCCGGGCCAAGTATTTGCACTTTATTCATCAGAATCGAAACCTCACTGGCTTCCGCGGTCTCGCGACAATCCCCAGCTGCGCCTGCAGTAACTGAATCAGCGCCAGCAGGTCAGCCAGAGAACTTTGCTGATAAGACACCGACCGTGTCCCGTCTCCCTGCGAATAGGAAAATGAAACACCGCGACTCCCGGTTGTTAAATCAATGTATGCCTGCTGAGCTTTCTGCAGGGCGTCCCTGAGCTGCTCATCAGTCATCGAGCCAGCCAGCAGACTGGTATTCCGGTTGAACATGGTTTTCCTTATTGCGGCAGGAGTTTTGAAATTTGCTTACGCTTAACGGGCGCCGGTTCTTCAATAACCGCGCTGGGTAACTCGTAGCTGATTTTTTCTTCTGGTACGGCAGGTGCCGGCAGGAATTTTTCAGGGTTGGCTTCAAGGTTTGCGGCCCGAACGTTGAGCTTTAATCCCATATGTTTGAGTCCACACAGTGCGGCGTAGCTGTAAACCAGGCAGTCGAGCGCTTCGTTCGCCCGCCCCGGTATCTGTTCCCAGACACTGAAGCGCTGGCCTGCAGTCACTTTGTAAACCAGACGTTCGGCCAATAGCTGATTGAAATATCCCAGGTCCCGATCATCAGGGAAATGCATATAACCCGCTGCGGCTGCGCCCGGTGCGGGAGGGTCCAGGTGGAGGCGACCACGCACAACATCCTTGGCAGAGTTCACACCGATGATAATTGGCCGGAAACTGGCTTTGCTTTTCGATGTCGGGCGCTTTGTCGGCCAGACAGGGTTACGCCTGCCGCTTTGAGCAGACTCACCTTTGATCGCCCAGACACGACGTCCCAAACGCTCCTTAGCAAATTCGTAGACCTTTTGCGTGTGGTGGCCGCCGGAGTCCATGCATGTCGCCATGATGTTCAGTCCACGACCATCACCCCGGCGCCAGATCTGTTTCAGGTATGCATCGAGTCGTTTCCACGGTTCATCCGTTTCCAGATCGCCATAAATCACATCGTGGGAAACCGACCATGATTCCTCATCCCTCCCCCAACCGGTGATTGTGATTTCGAAGCGATCATCCTGGGTATCTACGCCTGCAGTTAACAAAGCCACGCCATCAGGAACGATGGCCGGGAAGACTTCACGACGCGCCAGCAGAATATCAACCGGCAGCTGTTTGCCGTGGTTGGGTCTGTGTGGCAATCCCATTTGCGTGTTCCACCAGGCTTGCTCTTTATCCGGATCCCCCTTCGCCTTGATATATTTTCCCGCGATATCCGACGGTTTATCTTTCTGCCAGGGGCTGAACAGTTTGGAAGCCTGATAGCCGGCATGGTGGTTATCGACAGCCTCTTTTCCGCAATCCGGACAAATCGCCCGGTAGACCGCATGCCGCGGTGATTCGGACCATTTCCAGACAGCAGCCACGCTATTTTCATCATTCGCCCGCCAGGCCTGATCGTACTCAAGCAACGGGGAGTGGCGAGAACCGCAACACTCAAACGGCCGGGTCTGATGCCAGCGGATAGTCTGTAATGCGCGCAGGCGCTCACCTTCAGACCAGCCGGCACCGCAGCATTCACAGTGGATCATGGCTGATTTTGTCAGGTGTTTATCACCCTCTTTCGGCCACTGAACGTGTTTGAAAAAATCCAGAAACTGCCGATGCCCACAGTGCGGACAAACAACAGAGGCCCGGCGCTGATCAGATTCGGCATAGCTGTCAGCAATCCGGCTTTCATCCTCAACGGTCGGAGAACAGGCGCGGACGGAAAGCCAGGTCAGGCCAAACGTTGCGGTTCGTTCCTCCGCCAGGGTTATCGGATCCCCCTCTCGGGTAATCGGGTATTTATCCACCTCATCTGCCAGAAGTACGCGGATAGGTCGGCGTGCCAGGTTGTCCGGGCTACCGGCGCCAGCCAGCGCCAGAAATCCGCCCGTAAATGCTTTATAGAGGATGGTTTCTTTCGAACTCTTCTGTTTCGAGTCACCGATGATTTTCCGTAGTACCGGCGTCACCCGCACCAGCGGGCTGATACGCTCTTTTGAAAACTGCTCTGCAGCCTCTTCTTTCGGCTGCAGGAGCAAAATCGGGCACGGGTCGAGGTGAGCGAAATAGCCGAACAGGTTTTCCAGCAATGCCGTTTTCATCAGCTGCGTGCAGCACATCACCGTGACGACATGCACACCGGATTCAGTCGCCGCCAGCATCGGACCACGGGCAATTTCTACGGTCGAGGTCTCCCAGTTCCCTGACGTGCTCCCGGCCTCTTTCGCCAGCTTCCGGTAGTCATCTGCCCATTGCGGAACGCTGATACGCGGCGGTGGCGTCCATCCTTTTCTGACACTCAGTTGAAGTCGTTCAATCTTCAGCTGAGTTAAATTCTGGCTCTCCGAGGACTGAGATATGTTTGTGGACATGTTCGATCAGCACCTCTGTCATCCTGTCCGCCGGCACATCCAGATCAGCGGCCATAAGCGGTGCCACCCGGGAAGGCCAGTTCATCCAGGCATCACGCTGTTGGCGAAAGGCGTTGAAAAGAATCTCCTCGGCGGCGACCAGTTCAATCGTCTGGCCACTGTCTTTTTCATACTGAAGTTTGGCCAGCAGAGCCATATAGTTTTCGCGCACCCGCGCGGCTTCCTCCCGGGTAAGATCGGCACCTTCGGTAAGGATAATTTTTCTGGCAGTGTCTTCAAGTTCATCACCGACATCATCAACGACCGCCTGCGTTTTCTTTTTCTTCGCGTTCGATGCGCGCGGATCCTTTCCGTCGCGGTTTCTCTTCAGTGCAGCATCGCTCGCTTCAACATCAATCAGGTCACCGTCCATCACGATGAAACGGCCGGCTTTAATCCAGCGCCCAATCGTTTTGCGATCGACGCCTGAGTGCTGCGCATACTGGCTCTGATTCATCATGGTCATGGGGCATCACCTGGGACATTTTTTAGTTGGGACATTTACCTGGGACATTTTTGCAATGTCCCACACGAATGTCCCACTGGAATAAATGGAATAATCCGTGCCGGCTCTGGCGTGGCTGGCGATCCCTTGAGGTGGGACATGGGACACAAAATAAAAAGTTGTAGCTACAAAAACACCGCGGCGCGCAATGCCCGTGCCTTACAAAAGCCTCAGGAAGGACCCATTTTTTTGTAGGGTGGCATTTGAAAACATTTTTTACATGGCATCACGATGAATCACCCCCTATCATTGTCACGATTAATGCAAGGGGATAATGATGAAAAAAACTCGTTTGATTAACGCGGCGTTGGCTGCTGTTTTACTTACTTCTTTTGTTGCACACGCTCAATGGCTCACCAAAGTAGATGACGACCTGTTTACCGGTGGGAAAAAAGCTTTGATGATCGGTGATTTATCATCGTCAAACTCTGGTCTGATTTTTGACTGCACCAAAAATAAATTATCTGTTGCATACGTTGAAACTGACAAATCATCTGATTCTGTCCCTACTGTCGCAATGGATTTGATCATCAAAATTGATGGAAACCCAGCCAATAAGCTTGAAGCGTCTCTATCACGCAGAAATGCCCAAGCCATTGAGGTGGGAGCTGATGACGCAGAGAAAATAACTGCAGTGCTTAAGCAGTTACAGAACGCCAAGTCTAAGATTTTAGTTGGCGTACAGACTCAAGACGGCGGTAATCAATCCTCGTTCTCTGGCAATGCATCTGGTTCTACTGCTGCGACAAATAGTTTCATCAAAGCCTGTGAGATCTCTCTGTAACGCACATATCAGCATGGGGCATCACTGCCCCTTACTTAGCTGTCCTGATAGCCTCAGCAACCGCTTTACTAAGAGCCGCCGGCATCAACGCTTCCGCCATCGCCTTTGAGCGGTCCATGTATCCCAGTACTGGCGTTACGGGCAACGCATCACCAAACCTGACCAGCAGCTTAGGGGAGCGTTGTTTCGGCTTCGGTCTTCGCGTACCGTTCGCTGAACGTTTTGCCCGTTTCTTCTTCGCCTTCTTCGGCTTCCGGCGTTGCCAGACAGCGTTGACGCCATTCACCTCACCGACGAACACATTCGGCTTCGCTTTCATCTGCGAAAGCTTATTGCGCGGCATGTTTCCGTATTTGTTCAGCTTGATGTTCTTCGGGTTGAGCAGTGCCTGGCTGTTCAGCTTATGCTCGCCGCCAAACTCGAAGGGATCCAGATACTCAGCAGCGATATCACGCACATAAACTTTCGCGCGGAGGTTGTTCTTTCTGGCCCCCGATGAGCCCACAGCATTAACCGTAAACGGCGTCGGCGATTCCAGCTTTCGTCCCAGTGCGACTTTTTGCGCTGCGGCAATTTCTCGTGCGACGGCTGTCATTGCCTGAGCAGTGGCGAAGGGTATTTGTTTCTGCAACTGCGTTAACTGGCGGGAAAGATCCTTCAGAGTTGCCATGTTTACCCACCATTAGTTAAGCCATTAAAAAAGCCACCCGAAGGTGGCCTTTCTGATGGCTAAGAAAAAGGCCGCAAAAAAATGCGGCCTTTTGTCATGCACAGTTATCAATTAAATAAACTCTCAGGAGCCATCCGGGAGAGCATCACTTAAACGAGTAACTGACCTCCGACAGACTGGTGTTGGGACGGAGGTGCAATGAGAGTAGTGTGTTTCTTTTTTTTCACACCAGCAACCACACAATAATGTGTAGTTCGTCTTTATAATCAGTAACTGCTGACCAATTAGTCTGCCCGGACAGATTATTGTTCTGGACATTATTATAGAAATCATTAAATGAATGCCTTCTGTAAGGCATTCAACTATGCGACTCAGTACTTAGCTCATTTAATTCACTAGCTTTTGCATTGCTTCATCCACACCTGACATCCTTAAGAGCAAAACAGATAGCTGAATATGCAATCCCGCTAATCCCATGAGCCCGCTACGCTTGTTAAATCTCATCTTTTTTCTAAACTAATGTATGAGTTTTTTCAGCCATAACAAAGTTCACCTTACTGTGGTACCTGTGAGCTCAAGGGTGAGCTACCTCACAAATAGTAGATGCATCATTGGCTACCATTGCAGCATATCTTCATTTGGTCGTATACACTCCAATGGTTTATTAGGTTCCAGAACGATGCTTCGGTCTAGAATGATCAATGCACTTAAGTGAAAGGCCAATGAAACTTAAAGGTCATGTATTTTTATTATATTGTTGAAACAAAAATTTTATAGCTTATTTTTATATCAGGTATATATCCATCCTGAAGTCCCTACGATCACGGCAAGCAGTAGAAAAATGACTGCTGTTTTGGGCATTAGCACACCATAAAATGATAGAGCTAACCCGACGAAAGCAACAATCAAAACTGGCCACATATCCAGTAAGAGGAAGAGATAGCCTTCAAGAGCACTGTCAATTAGCACGTCCACTTCATTCGTTCCTTATAATGATCCCATCGTTACTAATGATTTTATCATGGCAGGCTGGCTACTGGCTCACTTATTAACGACCATTGACCTTCGAATTTCCGATGTTTTTTTGGCAATTTGCCATAATTGATTTGTTGTGCGCCAGAATGTCTCGCTTCGTCTGCATGTTCAGCGCGTCGATATCGTGGCCAGTCAGGTAGATGATCCGCACCCAGCTGCACGCGGTATCAACCACCACCGGGGCGGGTAAATCTTTCGCGCAGCTCGCGATCAACATCGTCATCGCCCATACGCTTAACGTCTTCCTGTACATCGCTGGCCCCTTTCGTTGCATCAGCCCGGCGTTCTGCCGCGGCGACGGTAGCAGCGGCGTTTTCTTCAGTGCGCTGCTGCTCGGCTTTGGCTTCCGCCTTGCTGGTCCCGCGCGCATGGCCTAACCCAAACGCGCCAGCGATTAAGCCAAGCAGAACGACTACCAGCCCGCTGATAAATTCAAGGCTCATTGCGCCTCCTGCTGCTCATCGGCTATTTCTTTCAGCTTTGGCTGTCTGACGTATTGAGAGAGGATGGCGAGCACCACCAGGGCCGGGCTAATCATTGCCACAATGTTTGCAGGCAGAATATCTTTGATATCCGGCGGCAGCATCGCCCAGGCATGAAGAGCTGCGTCCGGAAATGATTGGGCCCATACACCGACCAAAGCGCCGGCAGCACCCAGGCGGACAGACCATGTTTTAAGCAGCAACCGGGCATGACCAACAAACTCCAGCCGGGTATATTTGCGCACTAGCAACAGAACCAGCACGGCCACCAGCGCCAGCAGAGCGAAAATAATCATCTTCATAGGCTCACCCGCTCTTTAACCCAGCCGTATAGAAACGCTTCGTTAGCCGGCCTCGCTTCGGCCAACTCAAGATAGCGAGCCCCCTGGCTGCAGTTCAGCGCCTTTAGCAGCGTGGCTTCGCCATCTTTGCCACGAACGGCGAGATAACTTTTCAGGGCGGCGATGGTGAGATTGCCGATCGCGCCGTCCGTCTTCAGATCCGGATATAGCTTGCCCTGCATATTCAACGCCGTTAACCAGCGCTGCAGGAATGTACTGGCGACACGTGGCCCCATGTTCACGCCAGTATCACACAATTCCTGTGCAATGGCTGGCGACAACTCGGCGATGCAGTCAAACTTCGGTTCTGTCCAGTATTGCGACAGATAAATTGCTTTGGCTGTATCCCGTGGTAACGCCTTCATATCCCCGATATAGCCGTAAGCGCGGGCGGTAACCTGCGTGATACCCCAACGCGTAGGACCGCCTTTGTCATTTGGGTTATTTACATAACCCCCTTCTTTACCGAGAATGCCCTCGATAATCTGATCTGCTGTCATGGCGCCTTAACTCCGGTAATGCGCTCCCAGAAACAGGTCAAAGCAACAGAACCCATTGCCCCACTGATTCCGGAAGTGGCCAGTATCATGTAAATGCTTAATCCGCTTTCAATGCTCACCAGACCAGCAATAACGCCGGTAAACCCTGAAACCACCATCTGGGCAAGAGCATTGATCAAGCTCCATGTTGCCTTGCTCTGCTTCACATCTATCAGGTAGCGAACAAGTCCACCCCAGCAAGCAATGATCAGCAGAACCAGCCAGGACATCCCGGCAATGCTCTCTTTGTCTTGCATACGTTTAGCCATAGTTACCGCCTCCGATGAAAGATCGGGAAGCTGTGTGTTTGAGAAGGGTCAGGCCCGTCGGGCTGGATTTAACAACGAAGCGTGTCGATGATGATTCCTGCGGGACCTGATAATAAAAAAGCCATGCAAATGCATGGCCTTGTGATTTGAATCCGTTATTTACAAAATGTATTCGAGACAGTATCTTTCGACTTCCGGACAAAAAAACAATACCGGGACAAAATCTAAATGTAACTGCCTTGCCTGCATGAAACCATGCGGGCTTTTTTTTTGCCCAAAGAAAAAGCCCACCGAAGTGGGCCTTACAGCTATCATCATTTTTTATTAGGTGTGGTGCCGGGTGCCTCCCGGTAAGTCGCCGCCAGTCCACAGACGACTCGCAATGCGCAAAAAAACATATCAGACTGGCAATGCCCCTCCGCATAGGGGGATTCACCACGCCAGAAATTTAACATCTTGATTATCTGATTTCAACACGCCCTTCCCGGGCGTGGCCTGCTGATTTGCAATCATTTGCAGGTCTTCAGTTGCCGCTATGTAGCGACATATCACCACATCTGATATGGTCAGATCGCCAGAAGTAACCACATCAAACTCGGTGATAAACATGGATAAATTCGACAGAAGCATTCAACGGGAAACGCTGCAACTTCTTTATGCTGTATACCCAAACGAACTAACTAACGAGCAGGTCAATGAAATCGCCAATCTGTACCCTGACACTGATAGTTTCATGGCAAATTTACTTTACCTCCACCAGCACCAGTTGATAGTGAGTGGTTTAAAACCAAGCTCAGAAGGCTACGTCCTGGTCAATAGGCCCGCCATCACTCACCGTGGTATTGATTTCATCCGCGACGATGGCGGACTAGGCGCTATTCTGAATGTGCAAACTGTTAAGCTGCACGACAGCACGATCATTGCCCTGGAGGACATAATCCGTGTCGCAAACATTCCTGAAGAGCAGCGGAAGGGATTGATTTCAAAACTTCGCGAGCTTCCGGCAGACGCCATAAAACATTTGACGCTTCAATTACTGACTCCGGCGGTTCTGCATCCGCAGGCCGTAATTCAGTCAATTGAAAAATTCCTCCAGTCGATGTGAATTCAGAATCGGGGCGAATCATTGAGAAACGCCCCCAGCCTACCAACGGACTTAAAAGCACCCAAAAGTCAGCTTGATGGTCACATGTCAGGAAAAAGCCTTTCGGGTGAAAGTGGCATGCGCAGATTTTCATAGCTTCCCCCCCAGAAAAGCAAAAACCCCGCCGAGTGGCAGGGTTGATAGTCAGTTTCATTTGGATGTACGTATCCATGATTAGAAGCATACACGACAACTTCGGACAAAATCAAGTCTTATGCACCGAAAAAGCAAAATATTGTCGCCATTGTTTTAAAAATCGGTCGCTTTTTGAAATTCCTTATCAGCATGACGCTCTTCCTTCCAGCATACGTCCACCAGCGCATCACAGAAGGGTTTCCAGTTACGGGTCCATGTTCTGACGTGCAGATCAGGAATGAGGGTAAGAATCGCTTTGTACGCAGCCGTAGACGGCATCGTTGAAAAACCATTTCCCGAACAGCGCTCACAGTTTTTATACACCGGCGCTCCCTGCTCTTTTGTCGCTTTGCGGTCCAGTACCTGGCCGGAACCTCCGCAGCGGCATCGGGCGTTTATTTTTCCCTTGCCGTCACAGGCTTCACATTTACCGTTGGCGATGGTTGTTACTTCGGTCCACTTCTCCCAGTCGGACGGACGAACAGCGCGGGACATCTTCGCCCAGTAAGGCGCTTTGCCCCACGGGTATGTGACTTTACGCTCCGTGACGGTCGTCTGTATCTTCCCAGAGCCACTGCACACCCTGCAGGCCCCCGTGGTTTCCGCTGAACGGGAATACTCTGCAAAGGCAAATTGCGCCAGAATCAGGCAGCAGCGCCCCAGCGCGTTACCTGCGGCCTTCCGCACGTTTTTAGGCGCTGTATCAATGGCATACCGCGCCAGCACCTGAACCGCCAGCTGCTCATCGGTTTTACTGATGCCAGCCTTACCGAAGAATGCCGCCAGCCCGAACCGCGCCCTGCTGCTGGTCACCCCGATCCCGGTCATAATGTCTGTACCGTTCAGGCGATTCGGTGATGTGCTTTTCACGTCGTCGCTGATGTGCATGCCCTGAGGGCTGAAGTGTTTGAGTGCTGATTCCAGTTTCATTGGATGGTGTCTCCTTTTTCGGCTGTGCCGAACCAGCCAGGGTGCGCCCACTGAACATTAGTTAATTCTTCACCGTCATCCCACAAGGCCAGACTGCGCATCACCATGTAATGCATAAGGGGCTTTTCATGGTAAAGAAGGTTATCCGGTAGCCCCTCCAGAAATTCATCAATGGCGTCGATAATGAATCCAAAACATTCCAGGTGTTCGCTGTTACTCATTGCGATTTCATGCGCTCGCTCCTGGAGTTCCATAAACCGCTGCTTAGTAAAGAGATACGACATTTCACGAATCAGACGGTCCATTTTAATACCTCGCTGCATTGCCGGCTTCCCACTCAATATCGAGTTCGCTTTGTTGCTCGCCAGCCAGATAGTTATACGGGCCTTTATCGCCCTCCAGAAACTGGTGTGACCGGGAGTCAAAGGTTGCCCCGATGTCACCTATCCACCCTTCCCCTTCTCGCTGCTTCAGCAGGCGGATCATTGACGCTGGCATCTGAATAGCGGTTTGTTCGTCCTTGTCCAGGCTTTCATACCCCATGCGCTCAGCTTTGCGCTGCGCCAGTTCGCGGGGGATGTTACGCCAGACGGCCATCACGTTGTCGGGCATGTCGGTTAATGCGCCAGTGCCTTTGACGTCCATTTTCCCCGTTGGCGCCGCTTCGTTGGTTTTGCGGGCGTGGGTGACAAGCAGTACATGGCAGTTATGCTCGTTTTTGAAGTCGCACAGGGTGTCGATGAATTCTTTCTGGCCGCCGTAGTCTTCCTCGTCGAGTCCGCATTTCGCCAGGTTGTCGATCACAAACAGGTCAATCCCATACCGGCGGCGGGCGTAGGCAAAAATTTCCAGCAGGCGTCCGGACTTCGCGGTACCGGTGAGCTTGAACACCCACAGACGATCGGAGAACCACTCATTCGTCATGACGATTTCTGCACGTTCTGGGGATTTTCTGCAGATTGTTTGCCGGGTCAGGCGGGCCAGCATTTTTCCGGGCTTCAGCTCAAGCGATGCAATGCAAACGCGTACGCCCTGGCTCATGGCGTCTACGGCAATATGCCCCACCAGTTCAGTTTTTCCGTGTCCGTTTACCCCGTTAACGAGGGTCAATTCACCGGCGCGGAACTTAAAATTGCTGTTTAATGACGCCCATGGGCTGGTGAACAGGCCAACATCGCGATGCTCAAACGCGTCAATGGTTTCCTGGAGAAGATCGCCAGCAGAGCATAATTCGTCAGGGTCGAAGAATTTCGCCGTACCCAGGCATTGCCAGACATCATCCTCGCTCATCCCGGCCATCAGACATTCGTTGATATCTTTATGCGGCAGCTCAACCAGACGACAACGATGCTCACCCAGGCGCCGGGCGATTTCTTTCGCAGCTTCGCGTCCAACTTCGTCATTGTCCAGACTGAGCCAGATTTCGTCGAAGCGGTCCAGGTTGTGATACTCGTACTCGATCCACTGCTGTTTGGCTCCTTTCCCTCCGCCGAACGGCACCGACAGAGCACTAATGCCCAGTTGCGAGTAGGTCATACAGTCGATCTCCCCTTCGCACAACACGACAGCGCGGGCTTTGGCATCCATAGCCTGCCAGCCAAACAGGCTTGGCTCACAGTCAGCCTCAGCCATAATGAGCTTTTTCCCGCTAGGACGTTCGATACCGATCCGCTTCACCTGCAGCAGTTCGCCGTTGCGGATGTACGGGAACGCCACCGCCGCCACTTCGCGGTTTTCATCGTGATACCAGACCACCGCATCAGAAACGCGGAACTGGTCAGCAGTCTCGCGAGTGATTCCACGCGAGGCCAGATAGTCGTAGCAATGGTTCGCTTTTTTTACGCCCTTTTTCGTCGGCCGGGAGAATGTTTTTTTCTTGGCCTCGAAGTGATGATCGTCATCTTTCAGGCCCAAGAATTCTTTAGCCTCCCGCATGGCGTCATGCAGCTGGCAGTTGCGCACCAGCACCCATAAATCGAGCAGATCGCCGCTGTCACCGCTGGCAAAATCTGACCACGCCTTTTTCCCGCTCAGGTTAATTTTCAGGCTCTTGCCAGAATCGCCATTGGTGTTACCCGCGCACCACTCTTTCCCTTCCAGATGCCCGCGAGGCAGCAGATATTTCGCCACCCTTTCGGCGTTGTCCCACAGTTTTTCGGATAGTTCAGCCGGGCCCATTAGATACTCCGTAAATCGAATTTGATAAAACACCACGTCACGAATCCCTCGCGCAGAAAGCCGCGGTTAAAACCGGCAACCAGCATGCGTTTCAGGATGATTTTCATGGGCGGTTAGCTCCGCGCTTAAGGCGGTCAATAGCGGCCTGATTGATAAACACCTCTGCGGAACCGTCGTTGGACTGCGTGTACCAAGTATTTCCCGCGCCATTACCCACGCTGGTCGAAATGACCTCTGGCGCTGGCGGTTGATTGGGCACGCGTTCAGGAAAAAGCCCCTGCCATCCACCAGCAATAGAGCGACGGATCACCTCATCGGCGTTCTGGTGGCCAGCGAGTTGCTTAGCCTGGTATGTGCAGGTTGTTTCGGTCAGGGGTTTTCGGGTTTCCCGCCGGAACTTAACCCAGTCCTGCCAGACTTCATCACTGACGTTTTCAGGTTTTAGCCTTGCAGGGTCGAATGACGTTTTTTTCTGGCGCTTTGCGCGCGCTTCTTGTGGTTCATGATCTTTTACTTGTGGATCAGGTTTTAAACCTTGTGGATCATGTCCTCCAGATTCTGGAGGGTCAAAACGGTTGTTTTTGCCAGATTCCGAAGGGTCAAGTGCGCTTGAGCCTCTCATATCTGACGCGTCAGATTCTGACTGTTCAAAATCCGAAGCGTCAGATTCTGGAGGGTCAAACCGGTTGTTTTTGATACGTTCCAGCCGAAGGAACGCTCTTTGCTGAAGTGCGATTTCTTCCAGTTTCTCAACGTTGAGATGGTACATATTTGAAGTATTGCGGTTACCGTTTCGACGATTCTCTCGCCGCAGCCATCCCTCTGCTTCCAGCTCCGACAAGGCTGTTCGGATAGTGCTTTCTCCGGCGCCTATCTGACGTGATATTGTTTTGACGCCGGGATAAGACGTGCCTTCATCACTGGAATAATCCGCAAGGCGCACCATGACCATAAGGCGTGTACCTTTGACCCCCGAGACAGCACAGGCATCCCACACATACCCCTGAATTTTGCTGCTCATGAAATTAACCTCTTGAAGTACTGTTGAAACTTCCAGACAGGTTGCATGCACTCATGCGGGTATCCCTGCCTGGTGAAATACACCTGTTGCTTCTCCCGGTTCCACCCAGTGACGTGCACGACAACACCTCGCGGATCGCGATAATCGATATCGAGTGCCTTAATCGGATCTAGTGACGTGTTAGCGCGTGACATGTCACACCTCTTCCACACGTGGCATTCCATCCAGCTTGCTTGGGTACAAGTCAGGACGAACCTCGTGGGGAGTAATGGACCAACCTACAAATTCGCAAAGTTTCAATACAAATCGAGCAGGGATTACAGATTTAGCAAACCATTGATTCACCGCCTGAGGCGTTACACCCAAGCCTTTTGCAATGGCTCTTTGGGAAGTAATGGCACACAATTTCATGCGAATGTCTTCTTTCATACCCCACCATCAAGTTAAACTTTATTGAAGAAGTCTATATCAAGATTTAATTAACATGCAAGAAGCAAAAACATGCGTTAAACTTGAAATCAAGCATTGCTTTAGGTGTTAGCTTTCAGGCTGGATGAAACTTTGGAGAGATAGCGTGGCCACGGCAAACATGATTCAAGAACTTCTGAAGGAAAAAGGATGGAGTAAAGCTGAGTTAGCCCGCCAGTTAGGGGTTAGCACGCAGACGGTTGTTTACTGGACAAAAGGGACCACCGTCCCAAGGGGTAAGAGATTAGCCCAACTTTCTGAAATCAGTGGTTATTCGCAATCATGGTTTCTAGGGGAGGGGCAACCCGCGTCCTTCCCTTCATCCGTTCAAAAAGAAGACACGGATAGCGTAAAATTTAAAGTATTAGATATCGAATTTAGTTGCGGTGATGGTGCCAGTGTGAGGGGCGACTTCATTGATGTAGTGCGTTCCATAGAGTTAGATCCAGAGTATGCCCGTCAAGTTGTAGGTAATAGACCTTTTAAGAATATTGAAATAGGTAATGCCAGAGGTGACAGTATGTCACCGACGATAGCTCCGGGTGATTTGTTATTTTTAGATAAAACAATAACTTACTTTGATGGTGACGGGATTTACGCCTTTTGTTTCGAAGGTGAATGTTATGTAAAGAGACTGCAAAAAATAGGCAGCAAAATTGTAGTGCTATCTGATAACACTAATTATCAATCCTGGAGCATTGAGAAAGATGCTTTAGATATGCTCTACATCCAGTCAAAAGTTATCTCATCGGTTCCATTTAACATTAACAGATTCGGTTAATTATTGATTTATAACGGGCATTCGCCCGTTCTCCTTTTAAGTAACTACCCTCAATAAAAAAATAATCAAGTTTAACTTGACTATAAAAACCTATAAAGCTAACCTCTTTGCATCAAGTTTAACTTGATTAAGTAAGCAATCAATACTTACGTGAGGTGATCAATGAAAACTCCAGTCCAAATGCTTGAAGTGTTCGTATCAGACATAATCGAAAACACCGTGCTACTTGAAAATATTTATAAAAAAAGTAACGAAAATTACGAAACAGATTGCTCCTTAAATAGCCTCATTCGTTCGATGCAAAAGACTGTAGATAATATGAATGAATATATTAAAACTTACAGCAACGAGACCATTCACCACAAGCGAGCTGAGATCAAAAATGATCTTGCCGATGATATATTCGATGCGGTTCTTACTGCTAAAAAACTTGAGACAGTTACACAAACTTATAGTGAGTCTTATTTTACTAGTTATGATAATGACAATCCTTCGTGCCATATGTCTGCTGTGATTTGTGACTACGCACATAAACTTTGTAGTGACTTAAAAAGTATCGAAGAAAAGTTAAATTAACCACAAAGAGTTTATTAACACCTTAATCGGTGTGGAATCATTCATCCTAAAATTAGCAATGGGCTTATTATGAGTTTCATCATCGACCACAATGCATATAAAACCGCCCTGCTCTATGCATCATGCGGACAGGAATTGATTGCGGGTCTTTATCTTCGTAAAGCGTACGGGAGGTAATTATGTGGGACCCTGTAACAGATACCTGCATTGAAGATGCAGCGTTATCAGCAAATAACCTTAATGAATTATTAGATCTGATGCACATGAGTTTTGAAAGAATGAATTCTCTTCAATGCGAGGCATTGCTGGGTCTTGCTCTAAATTTATCAGCCGAAGTTGCTATTTGGTTAAAGGAGGAGGAAAAGCGCCGTGAAAACAAATCTGATTGAAACTCGTCGCCGTCACCTCGTTCGTGCAAAGTTAGATTCAATGATGCTTAGAACCGGAAGTTATTTCCAGATAGTCAGACTGGATGATGGTTCGAATTTACCTGTGGAGCTTGACGAAGATATTTTGACGAAGGCACTGATTAAACTTTTTGAAGCGATGATTTATGACACCCACAAACGCGAGCAGGCAGAAAATTTAATTTCCGAACATTATTCGAATTGCATGGGTGTGAATAAGTTAACACCCGATGGTGTGGACTTTATGAATGCGCTTATTGCAACGCTGGCTGAGCAGTCATTAAAAGCGGAGAAAATAACTAATGGCTAATTTACCCCTCCCTATTACACATGAAAAAGTGCAGGTCGTTATGACGATTGAAAACGGCCAGGTAATAGATACCCGCAAGGTTCGCGATAACGAGCTGATTGCCAGCATGGATACCTTTTTCTGGATGGCAAAGAAAGCAGGGTATCAGGTGATCGCCCCTAATCAGGAGGAAGCCAGTGGCACTAACAGCAATACGCATTCCTGAGCGGGTACACCTGCAGGCGCTGCAGGTCCTGCTGCGATACCGGCGGAAACGGATATATGCGCGACGTATGCACCGCACCGGATATCTCAGCCTGAAGGTTAACCCACGCTGGCGGCTGTTATCGAAAGACGATGGCCGGAACTGGGAAGTAATGAGCCATGAAACGTATAACCGGGAGAAAGACAGATGATCGACAACCGCACCGCCAGCGCCATTGACCTGGCATTACAGAAGCACCACACGCCAGTTGGCGACCTTTACGCCGCTATTCGTCACGGCCGCATGAAGCGCTGCTTTAGCCGCGGTACCGCCATCAGCTGGCTTGCCCACTTTCTGACGTCGCACGCCTTCGCTCTGTCCGGGTTTAAACAGCGCCGCCCTGATTTTCTGGTTGAACACGAAGGTGTCGAGATGCGGTGTCGCGGCGAAACTACCGACGAATATCACCGCGCCCACCAGCGCACCGTTCGCCGGCTGCGTCGAATCCTCGCCCGCAAACGTGAAATGCAGAAGTGGTGCGAAAGGTGGGATGCCATGCACGACCGCTACGTGAAAGAGCGTAAAGAACTCAAAGCCAGCAAACCAGCAGAGGTACGCAATGGATCACACAGTATTTAACCCGGAACCAACGTCTACCGGCATCCGGTTATCTGGAAGCAGGATTATTGGTTACTCCGCCGCTATTCGTGAACTGGATAACGGTCGCTATGACAAACGTCTCGCCGAAGGTATGGAAATTCTGGCCTGCATCATGGAGGCGGTCGAAAGCAACTGGATCACGCTCAACATCGAGAAGCAAATCATCGTCTGGCGCTGGTTGCTCGCTGCGGTATTCATTACCGAAGAGCGGGAGAAGAACGGGACTGTAGATGTTCCGAACGACGAAGGCGGCGTTGATATAGCCGTTATCTATTCCGGCGAGCACGGTGCAATAAGTGTCTACCCCGGGCCGGAGCGCTTTGCTCTCGCTAACCATATTGAGGCCGGCGCCATTGAGAAATACGGGCCTGATCTTGGCCAGCAGCTGGCGCTGCGGATGTATCAGGACATGGTTGTTGCTGACGACGAAAGCAGGTTCAGGTTGTCCGCTATGGGCCGAGAAGGTTTCAACCTGCTGCATGACGGCTTTATCGAACAAATTCATACCGAAGGCATGCCTGGCATGCCTGGCATGCCGGTTATGCACTGAGGGAAATGATGATGAATAACTTGATCACCAGCAAGCCATCAATGACCAGCCTGGAAATTGCCGAGCTGGTAGAGAAGCGTCACGACAACGTGAAACGCACAATTGAAACTCTAATTTTGCGTGGCGTTATCACTTCTCCTCAAATTGAGGAAAAGCCCACTGCCGGGCGACCCACGTCAATTTACGTTTTTGAAAGTGAAGAAGGTAAGCGCGACAGCATTATTGTGGTCGCACAACTCTCGCCAGAGTTCACGGCCCGCTTGGTAGACCGCTGGAAAGAGCTTGAGGAAGAACGATCCCGCCCAAAATCACAGGCTGAGCTGATCGCCGAAATGGCCCTGCTGAATGTTGAGCAGGAGCGTCGCCTCTACCAGGTCGAGGAACAGGTGGAAACCGTAGTCGAAGCTGTCGAAAACATTAAGCGCGGTACCATGCGGGCCGGATACGTTGGTTATCGCCAGGTGGTCGCCAAAAGCGGCATGACCGATGCCAAGTGCCGAAACCTTGTTAACGCATACCGTATCCCCACCGATACACACGAGTTTATGACACCTGACGGCCTACTCTCACGGCGGGCTATCGTGGAGCTTGAGCCTTTTATGAAAGCATTCCACCAAATGATGGCAGAAGCCGAACCTCGCGGTACCCGCTGGTATCACCCGAAAATGGGACTATTTCAGGCTATTGGGTGGGAGGGTAACCGTGAGCAATAGCGACATCTGGATGCCGGCCGATTCAGTCGAAGAGGCCCACCAGCGGGCCTTAACGTGGGTATGCGATGCGTACCTGTTCTATCTGGTTAGCCTGCACCGCCGCCCGGTATACCGTCACCAGTACGGCGATATTTCGCTTAACCAGTCAGCACTACAGGGGGTTATTGACTCCTACCTCAAAGATAAGGGGTGGGATGCCGAACGGCGCTGGGCGCATTACATCAACATTCTGGACCTCATTAAATATATGCATCGCAGCAATTCGGAATTTATCGACTGGGGAACAGTGCCGGCGCTTACGCCTCGGGGGATCCGCTGGATGAACGCCTGCCTCTCTCGCCTGGGCGAAATGGTGAACAGCTATGGCGGGTGGGAAGGATATGTTGCAGCAGCTGAGGAGGGTCGAAACGATGAAAATCGACTTTAAAGATTATGGCGCCGTGGCCGCGGTGACTATTACCAGCACCATTTTCGAGTTTCGCAAACATAACCGAGTTGTTGATGCCACCCTGCTCTGCACCCCGGGCGTCATCAGCGAACGGCGCGGCAGCTTCTTCATGAAGACGCATATTTCAGGCAAAACCAGGGATGCGCTGCGGGCCTATAAAACCGCGCTGCGCGAGATGAAACGATGAACAGAGAATTTGAGATATGGGTACGGCTGCGCTACGGCGGCCGGTACGATCTGACGCGAGACGGTCACGGCTATTACTGCCGGGAAGTGGTTAAGCGGATGTATGAGGTCTGGTGCCACTGTCGTGGCCTGAAAGTGGTGTGAGGTTGAAAATATGGTAGACATTGAAATGATTGACGAGGAAGAAGTAATGAGGATGATCCGCGTTTCTTCACGCATGACCATCCGTAAATATACAGAGCGCTATAATTTCCCAAAACCAATCCGCACCTACCCTAAGCAGTACCTGCGCTCTGCTGTCGTGGAGTGGATTTTAAACGGGGGCATCAATCAGAAATCTTCCTGATATGCCAGAATATTTTTTCAGCATACAGATCATAGGCGTCTTTCTGTTCCGCAATCCAGTCATGCTTGTTATAGACGGAAAGCACGCCGCCCAGCTCATGCCCCAGCATTTTTTCAATAACGTGCGGGGCTACGCCCTCTTCAGATAGCCGGGTTGCGAGGGTGCGACGAAAGTCATGTGAAGAAAACTCACCAAAACCCAACGAATCCTTTATTCGTCTGAGAAATTTATTTGCACCAGAAATGGTTATGGGGGTTTTCAGATTTTCACCCGGGAAAAGTACATTTCCATAAGTCATTTCGGCTTTTTTCAGTAAATCATCTGCAGCAGAGAAAATTGGGCGCCTGATAATTTTTTTGGTTTTGCTTTTCTCCGCCGGCACGACCCACAGCCCCTCCTCTCTGTCAAACTCACCTTTTATAGCCAGCCGCAGTTCACTATTTCTGGCGCCGTAAAGCATCAGCAACTGATGAAGCAACCTGTTAGAAGTAGACCCGCGGCTCCGCTCTATAGCCATCCAGATTTTTGCGAGCTGGTTATAGCTGAGAGTGGTCTCACCAACCGCTGGTTTTACGCCAATGTCTTTCGGCTGTAGAAGCATCAGTTCAGTTGTACTGATGAACTGTCGGCGCATACACCAGCCAATAGCCGAACGTAGTTGTATCAACAAGTGGCGGGCGCGGCGAGGGTTGATCCTCTCCTCTTCGGTAAATCTCTCAACCCACATACGGACAGGAATATCTTCGACCGGTATACCTGAAAAAGCATCTCTCATCTGCTTTATAACCGTGGATTTATAAAGTGCGACCGTTTTCTCCCTCAAGGTCACATCAACATAATTCTCTTTCCAGTAGTCCAGGCAGTCCTTTACCGTTGGTTTATCCTGGGATTTGTTGTTGCCAGTTAGCGACCGTGGATCAATGCCCTTATCTGCTGACTCCCTCAAATCTGCAACTATATTGCGAGCCTCGCGTAGCGTCAGCGCCGGGTAGCGCCCCAGCCCCATTCGGTTCTGCTTTCCCTCCCAGCGAAACCGAAATTGAAAGCTGATAACCCCTTTGGGGGTTATACGAATCCCAAGCCCATCAGAATCAGTAATTTCAGATGGGCCGGAATATGGTTTTCCATAGATAGAACGTAGCTTCGTGTCACTGATCGCCATATTATTTTCTGTACTCAT